ATTGTAAAATATCACTGATACAGATAGTAATACAATCATAATAAGTGTTACAGAAACCTTATCTATTGTTTTCATATAATGTTTTTAGAATGATTCAATCATAGGTAATAAGGTTAATGCCTGCTCATATGAGTCAGCCCAAATCTTGTAGTCTTTAATGATCCACATAGATTTACCAGTCTGTGTATTAATCTCATCTGGTGGAGGTGCCATTTTATTATCAGACATTGTAAACCCTGCACTGTCATACTCAGGTTCTTCATCTAATGAATATACACTAGGAGTTAAACCCCACTCTGATTCAGGATTAAGAACACAAACTTGTACGTCTACATAACCACTCTTTACCCAATTGTTAGTTGGCGTAACTATATTATGTTTAGCTAAAAAGTTTGTAATGCCCTCATTCTCAGAATAGTCTTTGATTAGCACTTCATTGTCTTCTAATAGTACATTAGGAATGTTTACACTTGCAGTCATGTAAGGTGTATATCCATGTTCTGGATCTATTTCCAGTAATTCAATAGCCGGACGTCCGTTATTATACTGACGTATATTCACTGTTACTGGAATATCTTCACAAGTAAAGGGACTAGTTAACGTAAATTGTTTCATGTTAAATGATTAAAGGATTTGAATAAATATATTTTGTGGATAGGTGTTATTAAACAGATACAATACAACAGGACATAACCATAAATTATGATCGTTGTCTTTAACTGTATACCATGCACCTGAATCTAGTTCTGCTTCGTCTAAAAGTTCAGGTGTATAACCATGATTTGAAGATCTAATAAGCTCTACATCATGATCTACAAACTCCTCGTCTGTAAATTTTAGGGTGATTGATGTCTCACCTTGGGCTAATGTAGATAAAAAAGTATCTGCACCTGCTACCATTTCAAGATTGGACTTAGTGCCCACTCCTGATTCAATGTATTCTGGTAAATCTATATACCAGCGTCCATCTTCTTCTTGATAAAAGTTCTTTACCATATAGTTTGTTTAATTGTAATAAAAGTAGAGCTCCCACGTAGAAACGCAGGAGCTTAATTGCCTTATGAAAATCTAAAACGTTTGTGGTCCTTTCTTAGCTCTACGGAAGTTAAATTCCACTATAAAGCATAGAAATGCTACATACAAATCTGGTTTGTCATAGCTAATACCAAATAATACTGTGTTAGGGATGAATTTTAGGGTAATTATCTTACCTCTAATTAGAGTTTTTTCCATGTGGATTGTTATTTGATTAATAAATAATTTTGTTTATTATCTAATCACCAAGTTACATTTATAGTTCTTTGGTGGACGTTGAGGGCTGTACGCTCTACAACTAGTTGCTATTACAGCAACAAGGGTAATGATAACTAATAATTGACTTTTCACTATATAAGTTTTAAGCGTGAATAAAAAAAATTGAGGCTGAGTGTTGACCGTCAATATATCATCGTTTTCACAGGATTACCCCTGCTTATACACACTATAGATTACTCCATAGTAGATGATAGTACCAGTGTTTAACTTCACTCCTGAAGGATCTCTCTCTAGACTACATAGATATTAATTTCTACCAAGCGGACTGGATGGTCCTTAGCTACATCCCTGCAACTACTTAGATATACTTTTGCCATCTCACAGTTTTCCTTACGGTACTAGCTGTGCTGTCATATTTCATACAGATAAGGTACTTTGACCTAGAGAACTAACAGACTTTTGTTAAATTAATTAGTTTAATTTTACAATAGCATAATCCAGGACGTGCCATTAGATTGCAGCTCACTCCCTTTTGAGGAATGCGTACTACAACGCCCCAGTGTAGATTACCAGTCTACGATGTATTAAGATGCTTTAAGCCACACCTTGCTACATTGAGTAACGCAGTTATTCTTTTGGTAAAGAACTCCCACATGCACCCCACAGGTGTTCCTATTGTGATTTCTCACTCAACAGTGTATGCTAACACTGTAATTGCTCAGAGATTTCCCCATTGCAATTGTTGCCCGCTTGCTTACTTGGCCAGCCTAACGCTGTAGATGTACGCTTGTTTACGCACACCTTATATACCTGTCACCAGGTTTATCCTAAAGACCATAAGCGGCCTAATCTCCAAAGGAGAATATCATAAGGTGAACCAGACCCATTACAGGCCCAGTTCACCACTAAAATTGTAAATATGCAGATTTTGTGCCTCAACCTACAAAGCCTCTATTCAGTGAAGTAGAATAGATAAACCCCTATTAATATTGTTAAAATGCGTCTGATGTAAATAATTGCATTAGCTCTTCTCTTTCTACCTCAGTCATAGTGTTCATCTTACAATAGAATTCATCACCATCTATGTCGCCTTGCCAGCCAACATTCCAGTGTGAAGCATACTTCATATACTTACAACCATCTAATTGAATAGTTGTAATGTTTGTACTACCTTCATCTTCAAAAGAAATAAACTCTTTGTTCTCTTTAACAAAGTGTTCATGAAACTCTGATATGTCAATCTCTTCTATGTCACGATTAAACATATCGTATCTAGCGTATAGCTCTGACTTTCTCATAATGATTTAATTTAATGTGGGTGAATAAGGTGGGTGAATAAAAGTTTATGACAGCTCACCAGTGAGCTCTCCTTAACATAGTAGATAAAGAGCTATTCTCTATCTACTATATTATAGGGTTCAAAAATGAGCTGTTAAAACACTTTGTCAAAATAATCCTGCTTGGATATGTAATACTCACGAGCTGGGAAGATGGCTAACCACCAACCTAAGAACATAGCATAAACCATAAACCAATTGTGGTTTGTTATAATCTCACTGTAAGGAGTAAAGAACACACCTATAAGAGATAGTAACAAGAAGAACAGTACGAATGAAACCAAGTAGGTTCCAATTAAGATGATAGACTTCATGTGAATAGAAGTTTAAAGGGTGAATAAACAAGTTATAGCTATCTTATCCGTCTGACTAGGTCAGTTATTAGGCTCTAAGAGTTAGATGAAAGAAAGCTAGGAAGTGGTTCTACCACTCTTACACTCACACATAAGTGAATGTAAATCAACGTTTTATTTAACACGGGTAACGTAGAACCGTGGACGTGAGTTACGCTTGGCGTATATCAGCAGCCACTGTTGCAGCTTCTATCATAGAAGATACAATAGTGATTGTTCCGTCTAGGAGAACGAGTGCAATCATGTTGTTAGTGTGTGGGTTTGTTAATATGTTAATAGATATAATAAACTGATATGCGTACTGACTGAACTGATAAACTAAAAAAAAGTAAAAAAAGGCATACGAGGTTTTTCCCCGTATGCCTTGCACGTTATTTAACGTGTAGCCATTTCAGCATAAGCTTCACAACCTCGCCCGAAGTAGTGTCGACTGTATCATATGGACGCTCCTCAATACGGAAGTTGTCCAATTCAAGTTCGTCTACTGTACCCACCTTAGTAGGTTTGCTCAAAGCTATGAAGTATGTGAGTTGACCACTTACCTTAGTTTGACCGAGCACGCTCACTTCCTTACCTTCTGTTTTCAGAGTGTGAATGTAGTTACCATTCTTAGAAGCTTGTGTAGAACATTTGCTGACTGTTACTTTAATCTTTCCCATTTTTAATGTTTTTTAGAGTTTAATAAAAAAAAAGAACTGCTGTTGCAAAGTACCGGGGTACCCGCAACGCCACGACTGAGTCGGGGTCAACAAACTAATACCCCTCTAGATTCTCTAACATCCTAAATCCGTATAGGAAAGCCTAGGGGGTTGCTATTAGGTTATTAACAAGTGGGGGATAACTTGTTATTGTATTGGTATATAAAAAATATTAAATTTGCTAAGTTTAAACTTATTAGGTATATTATAGTATAGACCAAACTAAAAAATCAAATGATACACACGTGCAACATTCACTGCCACACGCTAGAAGTAGAGAAGGCAGAATTGATGGGACTAGAGGATAAAGGGAGATGGATGCCATTTGCATTCCATATAGATATTGTGATAGCTTGTAAACTCACCTCTGATGAGGAAGATTCTTTGGTTAATGGCTGCACTACAATTTTTACAGAGCCAGGTGATACATATATTATAGATACTCCATACGAGCAGTTTATGCCAATATTTAAAACCTATTATGATGACGAACTAGATGCTACGCAAGCAAATGGTGATATAGAATTATAAACAATTAAACAAACCAAATTATGTCAGAAGAAACACAAAAAGTGAACGAAGAACAAAAAGCTCCTACTAAAGATCAAGTGATGGAGTTCTTAAAAGAGCAGATTGATGTAAAGAAGCTACAACTTGAGCTTCAGCAGCTTAACACTGGACTTGCTACAAACAGAGCAGAAGAGTTAAAAGCATTAAGCTTTATTGCTCAATTGACTAACCCAAGACAAGAGGGAGGATCTCCATACCAAGGTGCACCAGACGGTACGCCTCATAAGATTACACAAGAAGATCTTGATAATAATCCAGAGCTTGTAGAAGCAGGTGTAGAGGTGGGGGATGATGTTATTATTCCTAACCAAGAAGGTCCACAAGAAGAAGCACCAAGTAAAAAGTTAAAAAAGAACTAGAATGGGTTCATCATATTCTATTCTTTATAGGTTAAAAGACTATAAAGAATGTCTACCCTTTGAACGTGAGCATCCTAAAGAACTACGTTGGGATGATAAGTATAAAATCTTTATGCTTACACAAAAGGAGAAATGTCAAGGAATATGGATGAAGGACGGTAAGAGTGGTTTAATAGCTGAGGCTATTGTAACATGGCAGAGTGATAATGTATTGCATATTGATAGCTTCACCGTTTTGCCTTCCCATAGAGGACAGGGATTAGGATATAAGCTTGTACAAGCTGTAATAGATTGGGCTCAAGAAATGGACTACGCACATTTAACAGGAGAAGCTAGAATAGGAGCATCGTGGCACATTTTTGCAAACATGAGTGCTGCCCCGGTGCTCTTATATAAAAACTGGAATGACACTGGAGAAGATTACATGAGTTTTAAAATAGAATTATAATGGCAATAGTAAACCAAGTAGATAAGCGAGTGAAGATGAGTGGCTGGCAGATAGTTAAATATCAAATTTTAACTCACTGCTACTTATACAACATTCAAGTGAGTGAGTCTGATTTAGACTGTCTCACCCTTCTTGCAATAGAAGGAGATCAAGAACTTACAAGTTTTTGTAATAAAGCTCATGATAAGCAAATATTCTCTAGTACCCAGTCGGTACGCAACTGCCTCACTAAGTCTGAAAAGAAAGGCTTAATTAAAAAAGAAGGAAAGAATAAGAAAAAGATATTTATTAATCCAGAACTAAAGGTACATTCTACTGGTAATATTTTGTTAGACTTTAAATTCTTAAGCATTGCATCCACGGAAAGCTAAAGAGCTATATTCAGAAGTGGCAAAAGAAGCCAATCTATCTGAAGAAACTATAAACAATATAGTAGGTTTTTATTGGAGAGAGGTGAGAAAGAATCTATCTTCATTAAAGCATTCTAGAGTGCATATTACAAATCTTGGTGATTTTGTAACAAAGCATTGGAAGATAGATAGTAAGATTGAGATGCTTGAAAAGTTTGAAGAGAACAACAGGCAAAAAGGTTTACAGCAAATGACTGCTAGATTTAAAACAGCAGAAACATTGTTTGACCTGAAAATACTAAAGGATATTATTACAGAAGAAAAGCAAAGAGCTGACTTTATTAAAATGCATAAATCTCATGAGTCTAAAAGAAAACATAATAAAAATATGGAAGAGTAAAGGTCAGATTATAGAGGGCATAACCAATTCCATATTTAAGAAAGAAGATGTTGAAGAGATTGCTAAACATAGATTAAGTATATGTCACTTCTGTGATCTTTATACAGAATCAGATAGTGGCTGCATGGTTCCTGGCACTGATCCTTGTTGTAATAAAGAACTAGGAGGATGCGGATGCTGTCTTGCATTAAAGACAAGAAGTTTAAGTTCAGAATGTCCAAAGGGGCACTGGAAAGCAGAGTTGACACAAGAGGAAGAAGATAAACTAAACGAAAAATTAGGACTATGATAGTTTTCACAGCACAAAACCACAAGTATAGAAGTATAGATGCTACAGATGTTACAAACTGGGTTTCTGTAACAAGCTTTATATCAAACTTTAAAAAGCCATTTGAGTCAGACGTTATTGCTGCTAAATCTTCTAAGTCTAAAAAGTCTAAGTGGTATGGCATGACACCTGAAGAAATAAAGGATGCATGGGCATCAGAAGCTAAACGTGCAACAGACCTTGGAACTTGGTATCATAATTGTAGAGAAAAAGATTTGTGCGAACTAACCACGATGGAACGTCATGGGGAAGTGGTGCCTGTATTTAAACCCATCGAAACAGATGGAATTAAACAAGCTCCAGTACAAAAGCTTACCAATGGTGTTTATCCAGAACACATGGTTTATTTAAAATCTGCTGGTTTATGCGGTCAGTCAGATCTTGTAGAAGTGATCAATGGAGAAGTGCATATTACAGACTACAAGACTAACAAAGAAATTAAAACAGAAGGATACACTAGTTGGGATGGTAAGGTGGATAGAATGGCTAGTCCTTTAACTCACTTAGATGATTGTAATCTAAATCACTATACACTACAGCTAAGTTTATATTTATATATTATTCTTAAGCACAACCCTAGGTTAAAACCAGGTAATTTAATAATCCATCACATCCTATTTGAAACAGTGGGCGTAGATAAGTTTGGTAATCCAATCACTGCGTTAGACACAACTGGTAATCCTATAGTAAAAGATATTGTTCAGTATAACCTTCCTTATATGAAGAGTGAGGTGATAAACTTATTGCATTGGTTAGAAGACAATAGAGAACAGTTAAAACCTAAGTATTAATGAGAAAAGAATTATTTGTTTCTGCTTCTAAAGAAAAGAAACTTATTGTTACACTTACCAATAAGCTTATTGAAAAATACCCTGATGTATCAGCTGATAACACTCTTTTAGTGATGGTTAGTCCTGACTATTCTGCAACAGTAGCTATGCACCTTGCTCATAATCTAAGCAAAAATGGAGATATGTGTGATATACTACCTATACACGTTCCCTATCCTGATGAAAATGAACACATCTATGTAAGGAAAGCAGACCAAGATATAGACAATTGGTTTAAGTTTTCAGAAGATGATTATAAATATTATCTTTTAGTAGAAGGGGGAGTTATTCGTGGAGGTAACTATACATGGCTTACTAAGTTATTTAGAAATAAGGTGACTGGTAATATTATTACAGCTTCTCTATATGAAAATATAGGAAGTAGATTTCAAAGTGATGTTGTAGCAGAATACTATGATAACACTAAACAAGACCTCACCTTTTATTTTGAAAGGGAAAACAAACACTGGAACTAATGGTAAGATTATTTGATATACAGAATGGTAAAGTTGTTCCTAGTGAGCATTGTTACACTCTAAATTCTTTAAAAAAGATTATGGATGAGTATGGCGAAGAAGCAGTGAAGGTGTATGCATATTTGTTTTATATGACCTGCCCTAGTCCAGATCTTAATCCGTTCTTTGATATGCCAGAACAAGATAAGGAAGAACTTATTTTAGTTGAGGTGGATGGTGACTTTTCAGGAGAAGATGAAACAATAGTTGTTGCACTTAAGGTGTGTCAGAAAATGTATGAGACTCCTACGTATAGAGCATACAATGGAATCAAGATTGCCTTAGATAATATGGCAACGTTTATGGCTACAGAAAAACCTACATCAGGACGTGATGGATCTGCTACAGCGTTACTACGCATAGCAGAAAGGTTTGATGCAGTGAGACAAAGTTTTAAAGGAGTCTATAGAGATTTACAAGAAGAGCAGCAATCTTCTGTAAGAGGTGGCCAGAGATTGGCATATGATCAATAGGGTGAGTTGTTAGAGTGGTTATATAGCGGTTTGCAAAACCGTTCACACAAGTTCGAATCTTGTACTCACCTCTATATTGTAGAGTGGCGAAATTGGGTTGTCTCAGTTATGACCTTGGCATACGCACCCACCTGTCTCGTGGGCGGTGATAAAGAAATAGATTGATGATATGGGGTAGACCACCAGCTTGCAAGCGTACTGTCATCAATTGAATCTCACCTTGGTGGTTCGAATCCATCCTCTACAGCAATATTAGGTTGACTGGAATGGCGTACTCTTAACTGTAGAAAGGGCAGTACGTGATCGGTTAGAAATGCCAGTCGTAAAAGCAGATGTCCACGCACCCATCTTCTGCTTTCCTAAACTTATTAAATATAAAACTATGGTACAAGACGTTTACACAGATTATGAAATTAAAGAGTTTGCAGCAGTTGACCCTCTATCAGATATTGATGGTTATATGCATGATTGGGTTTTCCATTTTAATCCTTACACTAAACTATGGAATGCTATTCCTAGAGATTTGTATACTAAATATTGGGACAATTGTGAATTGGATGGCGTATTACGTAGTAAAGATTTTAACACTCTTTTACATTTACTACATAAATGTAAAGGGGATGTGATTGACATACATAAATTAACCTCAACTAAGTAATTGGAACCTAACATATTTATAGAAGTACCCACTTATAATATTGATCACTGGACAGTAACTACTTTTTATAGTAGAGAAGAGTTTAGAGATTTTTTATTATCTGTTTTTAAAGAACCGGGTGAGTATAACTTTGACGAGACTAGTCAAATCTTTAATATTGAAGCTCGTAAGTTTCATAAGCAAGGATACTATTGTCCAGCTCCAGTAAAGAGTAAAGACTTTATAACTTATTGGGATGACCAAAAAGCTAAGTGTCGTAAAGGTATAATTGTCAAGAGTGTAAATGGTACTTGGTATATTAGTAGAGACTACTACATGTGGTTAAACTTTTTACCTATATATGATAAAGAAGAAAAAAGATTTGACTTTGCTAAGGTGAGAGATGCACAGTATCATATGGCACTATATGAGCATTTAGCTGAATTACATTATAAGCATGCTATTATACTAAAGAAACGTCAGATAGCATCTTCTTATTTCCATATGGCTAAACTAATTAACCAATGGGTATTTGAAGAAGGAGCTATTCTTAAAATAGGAGCTAGTCTTAAAGACTATATCAATGAAAAAGGATCTTGGAAGTTTCTTAATGAATATCGTAACTTCTTAAATGAGCACACTGCATGGTATAGACCAGCTGAGCCTGATAAGGTGGGGGCGTGGAACCAGCAGATTAAAGTGAGAGTTAACAATCGTGATACGTATAGAGGATTAAAATCTACTATCAACTTATACTCATTTGAAAAAGATCCAACACATGGTGTCGGTGGTCCTGTAACTTATTTCTTTCATGAGGAAGGAGGCATTGCTCCTAAGATGAATGACACCTATGGATTTATGAAACCAGCACTTAAGTCTGGACATATCATCACAGGTCAGTTTATTGCAGCAGGATCAGTTGGTGATCTTGATCAATGTGAACCAATGAAAGAGTATATCTATCATCCAGAAGAAAATGGATTTTATGGTGTACAAAGTAATCTTATAGATAAAGACGGTGCTCCAGGTGTAATAGGACTTTTTATTCCTGAACAATGGTCTATGCCACCTTATATAGATCAGTATGGTAACTCTTTAGTAAAAGAAGCCTTAGAAGCCCTAGATAAGGAGTTTGAGAAGATGAAGAAGGATCTTGATCCAGGAGCATACCAGCTTACCATTTCTCAGCATCCTAGGACCCTTGAGGAGGCTTTTGCGACACGTAAGGTGAGTGTGTTCCCTCCACATCTAGTTGCCAAACAAATGCAGCGTATCCAAGATAAGGAGTATCCAGTGGAATATCTTGAACTCTCTCGTAACGATGAGGGTAAGATTATAGATAAACCATCTAGGAAGATTCCTATTATGGAGTTTCCTTTGTCTAAAAAGACAGAAGATAAAGAGGGAGTGATATGCATATACGAAAGACCTTCTAAAGATCCTCAGTTTGGTACATACTATGCTTCTGTAGATCCAGTTAGTGAAGGAAAGACTACCACCTCAGATTCACTATGTTCTATATACGTGTATAAGAATCCAGTGGAGGTTATAAAAGATTCAGGCAATGGATCAGTGGAAAGTAGTATTGAGCGTGACGGTATTGTGGCATCTTGGTGTGGACGTTTTGACGATCTTAATAAAACTCATGAGCGTCTAGAGATTCTTATAGAGTGGTATAATGCATGGACTATAGTGGAAAATAACGTAGCTTTGTTTATCCAGTATATGATATCTAAACGTAAACAAAGATATTTAGTACCTAAAGATATGATTTTGTTCTTAAAAGATATAGGAGCAAATCGTAATGTGTTCCAAGAATATGGTTGGAAAAACGTAGGTACGCTGTTCAAAGGAAACATTCTGTCTTATGGAATTGAATATACTCAAGAAGAATTAGATCATGAGACAAAAGAAAATGGAGATATAGTAAAAACAATATATGGTATAGAACGAATACCAGATATAATGTTACTTAGAGAGATGCAAGCATATAGAGATGGACTAAACGTGGATAGATTAGTAGCATTTTGTTCTTTAATAGCCTTTGCAAAAGTGCAACAATCTAACCGTGGTTTCTCTAAACGTATAGAAGTTACAAAAGAAAACTTGGATAACTCCCAAAAATTTAGTAAATTAAATTATAGTCCCTTTAGACATATTGGTAATTCTAAGGGTAACGGGCCAAGTATGAGACCACCTCGTAACCCTTTTAAAAATATGAGATAAAATAATATGGAAAATAAAGACTTACATGCCCAAAAGGTAACTATTCTTTCTAGATTGATTAAAGAAAGCTCTCTCACATTTGAGGAAGCTTTACTTATTTTGAAGGAAGAAGAGCCAAAACAGTCACCTGCACAGTTTCTAACTAGTGGTACTGGTACTGCATACATCCCTCCTTTAGGAACTTGGAGTACAACAGGGATGCCAACTTTTTTATCTATGACTGGCAGTGGTACTAGTTCTATTACAAATACAATTGCTGATAATTCAGCAGACTTAAATAACTAAATATCATGCAGATATATTCAGCAATGGATTTGAAAGCCGGTAAAAAGGCGGAACATAATAAGATGGGTACTCTTACCCAACCTATCCAATTTTTACCTGAGAAAGAGAAAGATGATGAATGGAGAGCTTGGAATCTAGACTGGTTAGAGTGGCAGGGTATGAAGCAACTTAGACGTAACGCTCGTAGATTAATGAAAAACTACAAGCTTGCTAAGGGTATCATTGACAAGACAGATTATATTGTAGAAGAGGATAATGAGATGGCGGATCTAATAGATACGCTAACTAAAGAAGATGAGTCTGCTTTAGAACTTAAGTTCTATCCTATTATTCCTAACGTTGTAAACGTATTATGTAATGAGTTTTCTAAAAGAAGCTCACGTATTATGTTTAAGGCTGTGGATGATATCTCTTATAATGAGCTTATAGAAGAAAAACGTAAGATGCTTGAGGATGTTCTTTTACAGGATGCTCAGCAAAAGATGATGATGGAAATCATGAATCAAGGTTTAGACCTTGAGGATGAGGAAGTTCAGAAACAAGTTCAAGAACAAACATCTCCTGATAATCTAAAGAAGCTTCCTGAGATAGAGTCTTTCTTTCGTAAAGACTATAGATCTATGATTGAAGAGTGGGCATCTCACCAAATGTCTGTAGATGAGGAACGTTTTAAATTACAAGAATTAGAAGAGCGTGGCTTTAGAGACATGCTTATTACAGATAGAGAGTTCTGGCATTTTAATATGATGGAGGATGACTATGAGCTAGAGCTTTGGAACCCATTGCTTACGTTCTATCATAAGTCTCCAGATGTTAGATACATCTCTCAGGGTAACTGGGTCGGTAAGATGGATATGATGTCTGTATCAGACGTTATTGATAAGTTTGGATGGATGATGAACGAAGAACAAATGTATTCGTTAGAAGCCATCTATCCTGTCCGTTCTGCCGGCTATGCTGTACAAGGATACCAGAATGATGGTAGCTATTACGATGCTACAAAATCACATGAGTGGAATACACAGATGCCAAGTCTTGGCTATAGACAGTTTTCGTCTTTATATGACACTAAGTTTGGTACAGGAGATATTGTAGAGTGGATCCTATCTGATTCAGAGGATACAATAGATTTTGGTAAGTCACATTTATTACGTGTATCCCAAATTTATTGGAAGTCTCAACGTAAAGTGGGTCACTTAACTAAAATTACAGAAGAAGGAGAAATCTTACAAGATATTGTAACTGAGGAGTTTAAATTAACAGATAAGCCTCAATACAATACAACATTGTATAAACAAAAGACTAAAGAAAACTTAATCTTTGGAGAACATATTGATTGGATTTGGATTAACGAAACTTGGGGAGGTATTAAGATTGGACCTAACCGTCCCGCATTCTGGGGAAATAATAACGCAGGTGGTATCAATCCAATCTATTTAGGACTTAATGGTGGTAAACCAGGAAGACTACCTTTCCAATTTAAAGGAGATGCTACACTTTATGGGTGTAAACTTCCAGTGGAAGGTTGTGTTTTTGGAGATAGAAATACTAGAAGTACTTCATTAGTTGATCTAATGAAGCCTTACCAAATAGGCTATAATATAGTGAATAACCAAATAGCAGATATCTTGGTTGATGAGCTAGGCACGGTTATCATGTTAGACCAGAACTCTTTGCCTCGTCACTCCATGGGAGAAGATTGGGGGAAAAATAATCTGGCTAAAGCCTATGTGGCAATGAAGAACTTCCAGATGTTACCGCTTGATACAAGCATAACTAACACTGAGAACGCTCTTAACTTCCAACATTATCAAGTGTTGAACTTAGAGCAAACTAATCGTTTGCTTTCTCGTATACAATTGGCAGGTCATTTTAAAAACCAAGCCTTTGAAACTATTGGTCTTAACCCACAACGTATGGGCCAACAGATTGCTCAGCAGCAAACAGCCACTGGCGTAGAGCAAGCTATGAATGCTTCTTATGCACAGACAGAGCAGTATTTTATTCAGCACTCTGATAACTTAATGCCTCGTGTACATCAGCTTAGAACAGACTTAGCTCAATACTATCATTCTAAAAAACCTAGTGTTCGTCTTCAGTATATCACTGGTAAAGATGAAAAGGTTCATTTTGAAATGAATGGTACAGAGCTACTTATGAGAGATCTTAACATCTTCTGTACAACAAAGACTAATGCTCGTTCTGTAATGGAGCAACTTAAACAGTTGGCTATAAATAATAATACTACAGGAGCATCTATATATGATCTTGGAAATGTTATTAAGTCTGAGTCTATTGCTGAGTTAACTGGTGTACTTAAGAATGCAGAAGAGAAGGTACAGTCTCAGAAAGAAGCAGAAATGCAGCAACAACAGCAAATGCAGCAAGAGATGATACAGTCTCAGGAGAAGCAAAGACAAATGGATCTTGACTTTAGAACAGGCCAAGCAGATCTTGATAGACAAACTCAGATCACTGTGGCTGAAATTAGAGCTGCAGGTTATGGAGCAGGCGTAGATATTAATGAAAATAAAGTGTCTGACTACCAAGATGCCTTGGAGACGATTCGTGGTGAACAACGTTACCAAGATCAAATGAATCTTAAGCGTGAGTCCGAGATGAATAAGAAGATGCAGGTAGATCAGAAGCTTAATATAGACCGTGAAAAGTTACAAACACAGAAACAAATAGCAGATAAACAACTTCAGATTGCCAAAGAAAATAAGAATAAATACGACTCTGGTAAGAAAGCTAAATAATTATAGCTCTATTATCCGTATCTTAGGTATATTTTTTTAGGAAAAGTAAATATTTAAAATTTAAAGTTGTATATTATTTATGTAGAGATACACAAAAAACCAAACAAATATGACTGATTCTCAAACCAGTGTACAAACAAACGTACAACAAGTTGATCTTGACATTGATAGTTGGCTAGGAGCCCCAGGTGCAGATAGTATAGTTACTCCTGCTAAAGATGAAAAACCTAGTATTTTTAGCCAAAAAGTTCAAGATTTTAGTTTCTTAGATGAAGAAGATAATGATGATTCAACATCTAGTGATGACACAAAAGATACAGGTGAAAAAAAGCTTGTAACAAAAGAAGATACAGATAGTCTTCTTAAAGAGTTAACTGATGATGAAGATGATTCATTTGAGTCTAAATCAAAAGGAGGACGTCCTAAGACAGAAAAGTCTGGATTAGTAGAGTTTCTTAAAAAGCGTATAGAGTCAAAGGAAATGTTTGCCTTTGATGACTATGATGAAAAGAAACAAAGTCTTGATGACTACTTAGGTGGTCTTGGAGATAAAGACGTTGAAGAGTTGTGGCAAGCTAACGTAGACAATATGAAGTCTGAGGTGGCAGCTAAGACTCCTCAAGAATTCTTTGAGTCTTTGCCAGATGAATTGCAATATGCAGCAAAGTATGTAGCAGACGGTGGGCAAGATCTTAAAGGTCTTTTCCAGGCTTTGGCTCAAGTAGAACAAGTTCGTGAGATGGACCCTACTGACGAGAATGACCAAGAAGGTATTGTAAGATCTTATTTACAAGCTACTGGTTTCGGTACAGCAGATGAAATTGAAGAAGAAGTTTCTACATGGAGAGAAATTGGATCTTTGGAAAAGAAAGCTAAACAGTTCAAACCAAAGTTAGATCAAATGCAAGAAGAGTTTGTACAAGCGACTCTTGCAGAACAAGAATCTAAGAAAGAACAGCAAGAGCAGGCAGCTCAAGCTTATATGCAAAATGTGTTTGAAGCACTTCGTCCAGCTGAGATTAATGGTCTTAAGCTAGATAAAAAGACTCAAGCTCAATTATATAGTGGATTGGTTCAACCTCAATATCCATCTATCAGTGGTCGTCCAACAAACTTGTTGGGTCATCTTTTAGAGAAGTATCAGTTTGTAGAACCTAACTATCCATTGATTGCTGAAGCTCTATGGTTACTTTCAAGTCCTGATGAGTATCGCTCAAGCCTTACTAAGCAGGGAAAGAACCAGGCGGTAGAGCAAACTGTACGACAACTTAAGACTGAACAGTCACGTAAGAATGTTAGTACTTACCAAGAAGAAGAAGAGACTAGATCTAGAAAAATATCTAGACCTCAAAATATTTTTAAAAGATAAATAATTTATTAACCCTTAAACTTTATGCCCTATGGCAACTCCAGTTTTAAACAATGGTATATTTCTACGAGATACCAGCTATGCAACTAGCTCACATGTAGATTCTTACCACCTTTCTAACCTCTTAAAGTCTGCTGAACCTACTGATTTAGGTCCAGTTGATTTATGGGCAATGGCACAAAAGGTAGAAATGCCTTTATACCAAATGTCTAGCTTTGGCGGTAAGAACGTTATCTCAGTAGATAATGCACGTGGTGAGTACAAATGGCAGATCCCAGTAACTCAGGATCTACCTTACGTTATTGAAGACGTAGAATCCGCTAATGCTACAAAAGGTATTGACGGACAGAGTTTCAAAATTAAGATTAACAAGCGTTCTTTTGGACATGGTGATATCATCACTTATGACAAATACAACGGTGTTGAGATGTACATCACTGCTGACGATATTATCCCAGCTGGTGACGGTTTTATCTACACAGTACAACTTGTTAATAATGACAACGCTAAGTATTTGGATAACAAATATCTTAAAGTTGGTACTAAGGTTTTCCGTAAAGGATCTGCTCGTGGTGAATACGGTGAGCGTTTCTCTGATATCGGTAACGTTAATGCAGGTTTCCGTGAATTCTACAACTATGTAGGTGGTGCTGAAGCTCACGTTCATTATTCTGTTAGCTCTCGTGCTGACTTGATGTTGAAAGGTGGATTGAAAGCTGATGGTACAGTTCCTGTAGTAGAGCTTTGGAGAAACTTTGACAAGTCTAGTGATCCTTCTATTACAAACTTAGAGGACATGGCTTCTAAAATGGGTAAAGATTATGTAAAGAAAGCTTACCAATCTGGTCAGTTGACTCGTACATTCTTAACCGCTATGGAAGCAGCTCATTTGACTAAGATTGCTAATGACATTGAGACTTACCTTATGTGGGGTCAAGGTGGTAAAGTTAAGCAAGATGGTCCAGATGATATTCGTTTATCTGTAGGTCTTTGGAAGCAGTTGGATAACTCTTACAAGCGTATCTACAACAAAGGCTCTTTCAACTTGGATCTATTCAAGTCTGAGATTTTCAACTTCTTTAATGGTAAAGTTGAATTCCAAGGACCAGATCCTAAGCGTAGCTTAGTTGTACAAACAGGTCTTGGTGGTATGAAACTTGTTAATGAAGCTATTAAGCGTGAGGCTATTAACTCTGGCTTGGTAATTAATGCTTCTGAAGTTGGTGCTATCACTGGCAAAGGTATGGACTTGAACTTTGGTTTTGCTTACACTCAATACGTTATTCCTTTCTTGGCTAACGTTAAGTTTGTATTGAACCCAGCGTTTGATAACATTCATACTAATGACATTGAGAACCCAATCATTGATGGTTTCCCATTAAGTTCTTACAATTTTATTATCTTTGATGTAACTGAGAATACTAATGACAACATCTACTTGTTGAAGTTATCTTGGGATAATCAATTGAAATGGTTCTATCAGAACGGTACTATGGATTACATGGGACGTTCTCAAGGCTTCCAGTCTTCTGGAAACTTTAACGGTTACCGTGTATTCATGACACAAACAATGCCTGCTATTTGGGTTAAAGATCCAACTAAAGTGTTGAAGATTGTTATGAGAAACCCTGTAACTGGTGGATCATTCTAAAAAATAGTATCTAAAGCAGGGGGCTAAAATCCCCTGCTGAGGATACACTATCACCCTCCTGTAGATTTATCTGCAGGTTTCCTATCGTATGCGTACCATGAATGATCACATGGGAAGTTCGCAACTTCTGATAGGTTCTAAATATAAAAGGTTACATTTGTAACCAATTATAAAAACCAAACAAACCAAATATGAGTAGCAGTGTATCAATGATTGAAAAGTATCCACAAAACAAACGTTCAAGTATAGCAATCCGACCATACTTTGATCCTTTAGTGGATAACATGGGACTTCAGAAGTACGGATTGAGTCTTTTTGACGGAGCGTTCCACGAGGAACCTATTGCTTGTTTAGAGATTAATGGAATCAAAAGATTCATTACAGGTCTAAATGAATATGCTCCTGATGTTAAAGACTTACCATTGGAAGAACAAGAAGCTAAGATAAAGCAGATTCGTGCTGTTATTGCTCAACTTGAGAAAGAACTAGCTTCAAATGTAGTGGATGCTGCAGATGAGCAATTCTGGAATAAGTTAAAACTTCTTAAACCAGACAATAATGAGTTCTGGGATAGAATTAAGATTAGATGTGGTAATGAACCAGTATATTTAGAGCCTGATAAAGATCCTTATGATTTAATTAGGTTATATGCTATAGAAGCCGGTGGGTTTAGTATTGTTGCTAAGAGTCTTGAAGAAGCTCGTAGAATGTCAGTACCGCCTAAGTTTTATCTAGATAAGCTAGAAGAAACTGCTTCTATACAAACAGAAGTTAAGAAGCTTCGTAACAGAGCTTTATCAGAACTTCAGAAGTTATTTGACAAGAACCAGAATAAGCTTCTTTATGTAGCTAAAGTGTTGGATGCAAATAGTGCTCAATATAAGAAGTCTACACCTAATGACGTTATCTATGATAATATGGATAAGTTTATTAATGGAGACTTAGTAGAGAAGGATAAGCGTAAAACCGCTCAAAGATTTTTGGATGCTGCTAATCTAGACATGGAAACATTAAAGATTAGATCTATTGTAAAAGATAGTAACTACTTTAAGTTCATTGCTCCAAAATCAGATGGTTTTATTTATCATATGCAAACTACTACTATGATGGGTAGAACTTCTACAGATGTAGTTGAATTCTTAAAAAATCCTTTAAACGAGGAGCTTTTAATAGACTTAACTAAAAAGGTTGAAAAATACTGGATGCAGTAAAATAGTATATGAATAATAATCTCTTACAAATTAAGATAAAACAGAGGCTTAATAAACTAGCATCTTTTGATTATGACAACATAGAATGTTGGATGATCCAAGAAGCTTTTAATAAAGCTCAGTTAGAGTGGGTGCGTAGACGCCTCCACGGTCTTAATGCATCTAGAGAAGCATCAGAGCAAAGTGTAACAATAGTTGATGATGTACAAATTCTTTTAACAGAAACACCTTTAGGTAGAACAATAAAAGATAAGTTTGTAGAATCAGATTCTTTACCTACTAACTTTTTACATTTTGTAAGAGTTAGCGGTAACGCCAAGACTGAATGTTGTCCAGAAAGAGCTCTTTCTATATATCAAGCTGAAGAAGCTAACGTAGACATTCTTTTGAGTGACAAGTTTAAATCTCCAAGCTTTGATTGGGCAGAGACCTTTTGTACGATAGCTTCTGATAAAATTAGGTTATATACTAATAATGAGTTTGATATAGAAGATATTAAACTTACATATTATAGGCTTCCTAGAGATGTGCAGTTTAATGGTTGTACTAATATATCTACTGGAGTAGTATTTAGAGCTGATCAAACATGTGAACTTAAAGAAGACATATGTGAAATATTAGCAGACGAAACAGCAGCTATTTTAGCTGGAGACATAGAATCTATAACTCAGTATCAGAGAGATATACAAAACGCTCAAAGAAATAGCTAATGATGCAGAAACTACAAAGACCTAGTCCAATGGGACCATGTACAGAAACAGCAGCAATGTTAGCACATGCTCAAGCTCTTACAACTAGTATGCACCAGTTGCATTTAAAAATTACTGGTCCTGGTTCTTTTTCAGCACATAAAGCTCTTAATGAGTTTTATGATGGAATGCCAGATTTAGTAGATGCTGTAGCTGAACAATACCAAGGAGCTCGTGAGAAGCTTCTAGATTTCCCGGCAGTGAGCCCATATAAATGTGGTTCTGTACAGGAAGCAATATCTCACATGAAAGAACTATATACAGAAGTTAATGAGTTACAAAAGATTATGCCTTTTTCAGAAGTTGTAAACCAACTAGATGAGGTTAAGAGTTTGATTGCTTCAACCAAGTATAAGTTAATGTTCTTAAGTTAAATTTGTTTTTTATTTATTTATTTATAACCCTTTAAATTAAAGCCCTATGTATTTTCCTAATGCATTCCGCAAGTCATTCTTGCCTGCTAGTACAACACTAGCAACCACTGGTGGAACTGATGCTTTAACTGCTGGACAGATTGGTTTCTTTGATGCCAAGTCTTTTCAAGTAGTTTCTGCTCAAGCTGCACCTTTTATCATGGCTCAAGGTAGTTACTTTGCTGCTGACAAAATTGGCCCCACTCATGGTGGTTACAAAGAGTCAGTTAAGTCTAAAGTGATTAACCCTAAGTACATCAGTCGTTTGATTAAAGTGACATCTGATGTTGCTCAAAATCAAATTGTATCTGTAGATCCTTCTACATGTACACTTAATTGTGATTCTACTTATCGTCTACGTCTAGATGTTAAAGGTTCACCTGCTTTACGTTTCGTAAGCCATAACCTTTATGACACCTTGGACGGATTCACAGGTTGTTGCACTGTACCTGGTACTACTAATACAGTAGACCAAAACGTAGTGTTACTTCAGTGGAAAGATCAGATTAATGAATCTCTTTTGTTGAAAGAGCTTATTCAAGCTAAGGTTTGGAACTTAACTACAGCTTCTGTAGCTATTGATCCAACTGCTGCTTCTGCAACTATTGCTGTAGCTAACGCTGATGCTGCTCTTTTCCAAGTTGGAGAAAAAGTAGTTCATGCTTCTTTGGCTCCTAACTCAATCGTAGTTTCTATCGGTGCTGCTGATTCAGCTAGTTCTGGTAATGCAAACGTAGTTCTTTCTGTTGCTGCTGTATCTTCTACAAACGGTAATGCTAAGATCTATAGCGAAATTGCGACTAGTACTTATGTTCCTGTAACTTCTTCTGCAAATAATATTGCTGCTGTAGATTCTCATTTAGCTATTGCTGCTGCTTATGTAGAGACTAAGTTCGGTACATGTACTTTTACTCCTACAGATTTCTATGGTTTAGAGCCTTTATTCATCTACACTTCTTTTGTAGAAGAGTCTGGTGAGCCTTGTGCTGTAAACTGTTTTGTATCTGCAGAAATTCAAGCTCCTAAGCAAGCTTCTGGTTTGGGTGAAACTGTACTTCGTGAATTGATCTTAGATGGTCGTTATTTACAAAACGCATATCCTGATAGCTCTCGTGTAGATAGCTTACGTATGCGTGAGATCGAAGCTGATCCAGCTTTGAACACTGTAAATAAGGCTGCTTTGTATGATCAAGTTTTGATCTTGCACAATGTACCTCGTTTTAACAACCCAACAAGTACTTTTGATAATGATCAGTATTTGATCGTAGTTCACGTACCTGCTGGTACTGCAACCACTTCAATTACTAACTTCATTGTATCTAGTGCTAGTGCTGCTAGTAATGCGGTTTCTCTAGAGACTTACTAAGAGTTTTTAGTAAATATTAAGAAGAGGGAGTGGACTATAATGTCCCTCCCTTTTTTTGTTTTGGAAAAGTCCTAAAAAATGGGTATATTATTATTGAGAACGTGTATATAAAATTCATATAAATATTTAAAGTTTACTATAATGGCAAGCAAACATCAGTTAAGTTTAGAACTACCTGATACCAATAATATCAAGGTTTTACGTCTATTTGACACAAGTTTATATGCTGAAGATTTAGCTATAGACTGCGGTACGCTCAGGATAACATCCCCAGGTTTTAACTTACCTGTAGCTATAGAAATTCTAAAAGGCTTTAATATAGTATTAAACGCCTGTAGCTTAGGGTTACAACGTACAAACTGTCAAGATGCTTCTCAACCTATTCCTGACGGTGTTTATGTGATTAACTATTCAGTGGCTCCAAACACTTCTGTATTTGTGGAGTATAATCATTTACGCACAACACAAACAACTAATAAATATTTTAACTTACTTTGTGATCTAGAAATGTCAAGTTGTGAACCAGATGCTGATGTAAAAGAAAAACTTGAAGAACTAAGACTTATTAAAAGTTTTATTGACGCAGCTAAAGCTAAAGTGGAATATTGCCATGAACCTCAAGCTGGAATGGAGCTTTTAATCTATGCTCAAAAAAGATTAAACAAGTATGCCACTGAGTGTGCGTGCTAGTATTGTAATAAAACCAAACATATATGAGATCATGTAACAATTGTGGAGCTACAATTACATGTGGCTGCCAAGACAGAATTGCATCAGATGGTAAACAAGTTTGTACGCAATGTTCTGTACCATATGAGCAACAGCTTATTTTAGCTAATGCTCAATCTATCCTACAAAATAATATAGAACAAAATGAGAACTCTGCTTCCTAAAAAAGAAAAATACTATAAAGAATTTGCTGATGTGGTTAACAAAACCTATCGTCAAATGCGTTACGGTATTGCTGCTTGTAAACCAAGTGTTAGTGAAGACTTAGCTTTTATGAGAAAGCATATTGTTGATTGGCAAGATTTAGAAGATGAAGATGCATTATGCAAATCTAATATCAACTATACAACATGGTTACCTGTTACTTACAGAAATGATAACTCAGTACAATATGATCAGAGTGTAGATTTATGGGGAGCTGGTTATTTACGTGGTAACGTACCAAGTTCACCACAACAACTTGGTGTAGGTTTAGCATACGGTGCAAACAATCAAAACATTATAGAGGTAAACACTGGAGGTTGTGTAACTAGAATTAATCTTAATCCAGCTATCACTTTTAATAATAATAGTTCTTTTGAATTTGTACAGCAAACTGCTGCTACAGTATGGAACATTAGTCATAACATGGGGCTGAAACCAAATGTTAAGACTGAAGATTTACAGGGTAATGATATTGTAGGAGTTATAGATTACATAGATAACAACACAGTTAGACTTACTTTTAATCAGGCTGTAGCCGGTAAAGCATATTTATCATAATGGCAGTACAGAAGATATATGTAGACTACGATTTTAATAAGAATCAGATTCTTAATGCTAAGTTACAACCTGTAACCACTGCACAAAGAAATGCTTTAGCGTCTGGATATAATTCTGGTGATGCTGGTATTGTTGTTTTTGACACTACATTACAGCTTCTATTTACATGGGATGGTAATCAATGGGATCAAGCAAGTATATCATCTGAACAAATAACTCAAATTGTAGAAGCTTTTAATAAAACAGTAGTAGATATTGACATAACTGCTAATACTACTACAAGAACTATTACATTAACCTATAGAGATGGATTTAGTATATCAGACTCATTTACGTTTTCTTATATTCACAATCAAACTGGGTCAAGTACAACATGGACTGTAAATCATAACTTGAATAAATATCCATCTGTATCTATTGTAGATTCTGCAAATACTGAAGTGATTGGTGAGGTGGAACACATAGATACTAATAATCTCACTATAAAATTTTCAGCAGCTTTTAGTGGAAAAGCGTATATAAACTAATTTTAAAAAATAATAATTATGTCTAAAAAGTTTCTAACCAATCTGGACCTGACCAAAAACCAGATTTTGAATGTGGCAATCCACAATTTAAGCAGTGCTCCGGCATCACCTGTACTTGGTCAAGTTTATTTTGATACAACAGATAAACGTATTTATTTCTGGGATGGTTTAGCCTGGGTAGATATGTCTGGTGATATCCAAGATGTATTGGGTGGAGCAGGTCTTACAGCATCTAGTTCAAATGATGTTGTAACCTTAGATGTTAACGTAGATAGTGCTACAATTGAGATTAATGCTGACTCACTAAGAATTAAAGATCTTGGTGTAACCACTGGTAAATTAGCAGATTCTGCAGTTACTACATTAAAGATTAATCCTAATGCAGTAACGTTTGCTAAAATTCAACAGCTTAATAACTTAACAGTTATTGGTAATGTATCTGGAGCATCAGCTAACGCAGCTGAGGTGACAATCATTACAGATATGGCTAACTCTAGTTCTAGTTCATTAGCTACATCTACAGCAATCAAAACATACATTGATGCTAACGTAGGTAGTCTTGGTAATTTAGAAGGAGCTTGGGATGCATCTAGTGGTTCATTTCCTGTAGGATCAGCTCCAGTAGCTGGCACTAAAGCTGGTGACTATTGGTACGTATCAGTAGCAGGAACAGTAAACAGTGTTGCTTTTAATGTAGGTGATGTAATCGTTGCTAAGATTAATGCAGCTTCTACATCTCTAGCTACAGACTGGATTCAATTAGAGGTTAACCGTGATCAAGCTACTACAACTGTATTAGGTTTAGTATTTCTTGCTACAAATGCAGAAACACAAACTGGTACAGATGCTAACAAAGCAGTTACGCCAGCTAGTTTAACAGCTCGTACAGCTACAGAAACTCGTACAGGTATTGCAGAGATTGCAACAGATGCTGAGTTAACAACTGGTACAGATGATACTCGTATTGTTACTCCGCTTAAATTAAAGACTTATTTAGATAACAGAACAGGTGGTTACGCTGCAAACATTGGGGGTGCTGGCACTTCTTATGCATTGACACATGGCTTAAGCACTATTGATGTAATCGTGATGATTAAAGATAACACTACATTAGAAGAAGTTATAACAGATGTAGTAATTACAGATGCTAACACAGTAACTGTAAGTTTTGCAACAGCTCCTGGAGCTAATGCATATCGTGTAATTATCAAGAAATAATAAACAACCTGAATGAAGTTTCTATCTGACATACTAGCTAAAGCTGGTCTGACAGTAGATGGTGTAGTTACACTTAACAATACTGCTACTGGTCAAACACCTGCTTCTAATGATAACTCTACCAAGTTAGCAACTACTGCTTGGGTTAGAACCTTTGTTCAGCCCTACAGTTTACCTATTGCCTCTACAAGTATACTTGGAGGTATTAAAGTTGGTACTGGTTTATCAATAGATGCTGGAAGTGGTATATTATCTGTAACCGGTGGCGGTGCAGCATCTATTAAATCTACACAAACTTTTACAGCTACAGCAGCTCAAACAGTATTCACTATAACAGGTGGATATAGTGTTGGACTTATTGATGTATTTTTAAATGGAGTATACCTATCTCCTAATCAAACTACAGCTACTAATGGCACTAGTATTACATTAGGTGATGCAGCTTTAGCTGGAGATATTATAGATGTTATTGTAGCTAGTCCTGTTTATGAAGGAGCTACAACTACTACTGATCAACTTTCTGAAGGAACTACAAATTTATATTTTACTAATGCTCGTGCAAGAGCAGCAATTAGCTTGACCACAACAGGTACAAGCGGAGCAGCGACTTATACAAGTGGAGTATTAAACATTCCACAATATCAAGGGGTGTTGACTAATCCTGTAACAGGAACAGGTACTACTAACTACCTACCTAAGTTTACAGGTGCAAGTACAATAGGGAATAGTCAAATATTTGATAATGGAACTAATGTTGGTATTGGTACTATAACTCCTTTAGGTATATTACATCTTTTTGTATCTGCTGCTACTACACGAATGTTATTAGACGGAAATGCAGGACAAAGTAAAATTATAACATATCGTACAAATGGATTACAAAGATTTGGATTATATGTTAATAATACTGCCGAAAGTGGATCAAATGTAGGTAGTGATTTTCAGGTTCGTGCTTATAATGATGCAGGAACTTTATTAAGTACACCTTTATTTATAAAAAGAAGCACAGGTAATGTAGGGGTTAATACAATTACTCCTGCTTATCAATTAGATGTAAATGGTACAGGAAGGATAAGTGGTGTATTGACATTAAGTTCAACTATTAGTAACGGAACTTATACTTATACACTTCCAAGTGCAACGGGTACTTTGGCTTTAACAAGTGAATTAAGTTCTTATGTACCTACATCTAGAACACTTACAATTAATGGTACTACTTACGACTTAACTGCTAATAGAACATGGACATTAACTACAGCTAATATTTCTGAGGTTACTAATCTGTATTATACAGATGCAAGAGCTCGTGCTGCTATTAGTGTAACAGGTTCTGGTTCTTATGATTCCGCCACTGGTGTCATCACTGTAACAGGAGGTGTAACTAGTGTAAACACTTTAACAGGTGCTGTTGTTCTCACTACAACTAATATTGCTGAAGGGACAAACTTATATTATACTCAAGCAAGATTTGACACTGCGTTTACAGCTAAGTCAACAACAAACTTAACAGAAGGAACTAATCTATATTATACTACTGCTAGAGCAAATGCAGACTTTGATACAAGACTTGCTACTAAGTCTACTACTAATCTTTCAGAGGGTACAAATTTATACTACACAGACACACGTGTAGGAACCTATCTTACAAACAACTCTTACGCTACTCAAACTTATGTAAACACAGCAGTTTCTAATTTAGTAGATGCTGCTCCTGGTACATTAGATACATTGAATGAGTTAGCGGCTGCTCTTGGAGACGATCCTAACTTTGCTACTACGGTGGCAACAAGTATAGGTACAAAAGAACCTGCAATCACTGCTGGTACAACAGGTCAATATTGGAGAGGTGACAAGTCATGGCAGACGCTTCCTATATATACGTTATCAGGATTAGGTGGTGTTCCTACTACAAGAACTATTACCATCAATGGTACAGCACAAGACTTATCTGCAGATAGAACCTTTACTATAAACTCTATGGTATATCCTGGAGCTGGTATTGCTCTATCTACAGGATCAGCTTGGGGAACATCAATCACTGACAATAGTGCAAACTGGAACACAGCATTTGGATGGGGTAACCATGCAAGCGGTGGTTATTTAACTACTGCTCTAGCAGCTACAACATATGCTTCTCTTACAGGAGCTTATGCTAATCCAGCTTTTGTAGCATCATTAGCTTGGTCAAAGATTACTGGAGCTCCTGCATTTATTACTTCTTACACAGAAGTAGATACTCTTGCTACTGTTACTGGACGTGGTAATTCTACTACTTCAAGTATCACTGTTAATGGTGATATGAACTCAACAGGTATAGTATATTCTAGAGCTAACCAAACAACTTCATATACAACAGCTGCTTTATGGACTCAATCATTTGGTTCCACTTTAACAGGTATTGCATTCCATATATCAGGTGTAGTAGGTAGAATGCTATACATGAATACTACTGATGCTAATCTTTATTGGAATGGTACTGCATTAGTTTATAATAGTGGTACTTGGTCTATTAATGTAACAGGAAATGCAGCTACGGCTACTAATGTAGCTTACTCTGGATTAACTGGAACAGTTCCTACATGGAATCAAAATACTACAGGTTCTGCTGCTACAGCAGGTTCTTCAAATTTTTTAAGTTTACAAGGTACAGCTAATTTAAGAACTATTACATCTGCTGGTATTTATAGAGAAGAACAACCAGATTCTGGTTTTTCTTATACGACCACTTTAAATATGAACTCTTCAGATGGAAGACAACAGTTAACTATTGAAAGAGGTGGTGGGGGTATGAAGTTTAGAGGTAGTACATCTGGTAGTGGTGATATTAGTTGGAGTGATTGGAGAAATGTATGGCATTCATCTAATTTAACTAATTTAAATCAACTCACAAATGGTCCTGGATATATTACAGGATACACAGAAACTGATACTTTAGCAACTGTAACTGCTCGTGGAGCAACTACTACATCAACAATTATTATAAATGGAGGGGTAGTTCATCCTCTTGCTATATCTTCTAGTCAGAGATATCAAATGCAAGTAAGAAATACTAGCAATAGTATAAATTCTGGATATGGTTGGTGGTGGTTTATGGACACCAACTTTAATATGGGTTTTCATGCTGATGGAGCAAGTGATAGATTTACATTAACAAGAGATGGAAATTTATCTGTAAGTGGTACACTATCTGGATCAAATTTATCAGGAACCAATACAGGGGATCAAACAAATATTAGTGGGTATTCTGCATCTGTTATTCATTCATCAGCTAGAACAGATTCTGCATCATATAATGTAGTTTGGGCAGCAGGTAATCCGTCACAAATGTATTCTTGTGATGCTGTTAGAATTCAATCAAGTACAGGTACAATATTTGCTACACGTTCTTCTGCACCTATGTCAGCAACAGTAGCAGATGGTAATTGGGATACAAGTTTTTCAAATACACCTGTATCTACAATGGCTTGGGGTGGAGATATTTCAGCAGGTGGACCAACAGGTACTTGGTGGTTCCAAATGAATATGCGTCATAGTAATGCATCAAATTTATGGGGTACACAGTTAGCTTATGGATGGGAAGATAACGCAAATCAGTTATATCAACGTAATGTAACAGGAGGAAGCTGGAGTGGTTGGGTTAGGTATTTGAATAGTGGTAACTATAATTCATACGCACCAACACTTACAGGAACAGGAGCAAGTGGTACTTGGGGAATTAGTATTACAGGTAATGCTGGTTCAGTTTCTGGGTTAACATTAACTAGTTCTGCTAATGGTATTAACCCAGATTCAGTAACACAAAATCAAATAGGATATAATACAAGTGTAAGTTTATTTGGACAAACAGATGGAGGTCTTTATTCTTCTGCATATAGTTCTAATTGGATACATCAAATATATGGAGATTTTAGAACAGGTCAAATAGCAATAAGAGGTAAACAAAATGGTACGTGGCAAGCATGGAGGACTGTATGGGATAGTAGTAACTTGACTAATCTCAATCAACTTACTAATGGACCTGGTTATATTACATCTTCTGGTTCTATATCTGGTACAGCTAGTAATATTACAGCTTATACAATCAATCAAAGTGTTGGAACAGGTAACTCTCCAACTTTTGCAGGGTTAACGGTTAGTGGACCAGTGTATCAAGGACTATCAAATCAAGGAGTTATAAGCTTACTTTCAGATGTTGTTGTAGGACAAACTAACAATTATTTTAGATTATATTTACCTCAAGGATATTATGATAACCGAAATGGAGGTACCGCAACTATTAAAATTGTTTGGGGTATGCTACATGCAGGTGTAACTTATTCACAAGAATATAAGCTTACTTTTGGAACCAATCATGGAGCAGGTGGTAATTATTTACATTCATCTCAGGTAACAAAAACATATAGTGACCAAAACCCAGAAAGTTATGGTGGCTATTTAATGGACCAGACACCATCAGTTGATTTTTATCATGACATGAGTGGAGGGTATATTAACTTTAATGTTAAAGGTTATCAAAGTTATAATACACATAGAGTAGTAGCTGTTGATATTGTTGGAGGAGGTGTTGGTACTCCTACTTTAACATACTATGGAGCATCAAGTCCAGGTGGCTCTGCTCTTACAGTAAAAGATATTCCTTATGCATCAACTGCTGGTAGTGCTAACAGTGTTGCATGGACTAATGTATCAAGCAGACCAACAGCACTTTCATCATTTACTAATGACGTTGCTCTACCATTAAATGGTAACTGGGTTGGTAACACTGGTATGAATGATCAAAAGTTATATCTCAGAACTAATGGAGATAACAATCATTACATATGGAATGCAGCTGATGATTGGGAAGAAATTGTAGCATATTTTGGAACAGGTTTAAGAATAGCTGCTAGTAATGCAACAACACTTGCTACATTTACAACTAGTGGTTTAACAGTTACTGGAGCTATAAGTACTAGTGGAGCTTTAACAGTAGCAGGTACAACAACTTTAAATACTCAAGTAAATATTAATAGACATATTGATGCTAATACAGGTTGGGGAAGTGCGTCAGGTAACACAATATTTGTAGGTTGGAATGGTGGAAAAGTAGTGTTAGGTAGTAATGCTAATGGTGGTCATGATTATGCTAGTGGTATAGCAGTTGCATCTGTTGTTTCTACAAATCCATTTTTCTGTTTTCAAGATATTACAGCTTATTCTGATGCACGTGTTAAAGATAATATTCAGATAGTAGAAAATGCTGTTGAGAAAATAAAAGCTATACGTGGGGTTACATACACAAGAAGTGACAATGTTGATAAAGTAAAGCGTCATGCCGGTGTTCTTGCACAGGAAGTTTTAAAAGTATTACCAGAAGTGGTAAACGGATCAGAAGATAGTGTATACTCAGTAGCATATGGTAATATGGCAGCATTATTTATTGAAGCAATCAAGGAACAACAAACTCAAATAGAATCTCAGAAGAGTGAGATAGATGAACTTAAAGATTTAGTACAACAACTTATAAATAGATAATAGTATAGATAATGAACAAACAAAGGAAGACCTCCCATATACTTAACGTATTTCAGTATGATGCTGATGGACACGTTGTTCTACCAGCAAGTCTTACTTTAACTGTACCTCCTGCTAGTAATGATAATAGTGGTAAGGTGGGTACTACGGCATGGGTGCGTACATACGTAACAGGTCTTAGTTATCTTACAGGTAACCAATCTATCACAGTTAGTGGTGATGCTACAGGATCTGGTACTACATCTATTGAACTTACACTTGCTAATACAGCAGTGACGCCCGGTACTTACGGGTCAACTACTCTTGTACCTGTAGTAACAGTTGATTCTAAAGGACGTATTACTTCTGTAACAACAGCTGCTATATCAGGATCACTCACCTTTACAGGAGATGTAACTGGATCTGGAACAACTGGAACTAGCACAGGATTAACTTTAGCTGCATCAGGTGTAACAGCTGGTACATACACTAAGGTGACAGTAGACTCTAAAGGTAGAGTTACCGTAGGAGCTAGTGCAACAACCTCTGACATATCAGAAGGTACAAATCTATACTATACAGATGCTAGAGTGTTAACTTACTTAAGTGCTAATACTTATGCAACACAATCATATGTAGGTACACAGATAGCTAATTTAGTAGCTAGTTCACCAGCAGCTCTTGATACTCTTAACGAGTTAGCAGCGGCTTTGGGTAACGATGCTGCATTCTCTACAACAGTCAGTACAGCTCTTGGTAATAGATTAAGAATAGATACAGCTGCTCAAGGATTAAATGGTACACAACAAGCAAATGGTAGAACTAACTTAGGATTAGGAACAGCTGCTACTTCTGCTACAGGAGACTTTGTTGCATATAGAACATTTGGTACAGCAGCAAACTCTGCTACAGGAGATTTCGTAGCCTACCGTACATTCGGTACAGCTGCTAATAATAACACAGGAGACTTTGCTGCAGCTAGTCATACACATAGTATAGCTGATGTAACAGGATTACAAACAGCACTAGATGGTAAACAAGCTTCTCTTGGATTTACACCATATAATAGTACTAACCCTTCTGGTTATATTACATCAGCTGCATTAAGTTCATATGTACCTACTTCTGGATATGCGTTTGGAACAGCTTTTACATTAGGTACAATGTATGTAGGAACTGGAGCTCAAGCAACAGTAACATCTTTACTTGGTGTTTATAGTAATGGATACACTTATACTTTTGGAGCAGCAGCTGTTCAATCTTGGTTAGGATTAGGATCTTTAGCGTATAGCTCTACTACTATTCCTACTAATAATAATCAGTTAACAAATGGTGCTGGCTACATTACATCAACTGGAAATATTTCTGGTTATGCAATGTCTTTAAACGGATATACTGGTCAAACAGAATATGTTATATTAACAGGTCCTGCAAACGGTCCAGTTATTAAAGTTAGATATGATGGAGCTACTGCTAATAGATATATAGATATTGGTAGTAAAGATGGTAATGGTGTTTATAGTGAAGGATTAAAACTTTATAATGGATCAACCATGACTTGGTTAGGTTATACAGTTTATCACTCTGGTAATATACCAACGTGGAATCAAAATACAACAGGTACAGCTGCATCAATATCAGGATTTAATAATCCTACTACAGCAGCTACAGCTAATACAATAGCATATAGAGATGCTAGTGGTGATTTAACAGTTAGAGAATTAGTTCTTAATGTAGCTGTTCAAAGTTTTACACCTTCCTCAATGGTTGCTATTTATCCAACAACTAATCAAGCTGTAAAAGTAAATGCTGCTGGAGTACAAGCATTCTTAGGACTTGGTTCTTTAGCTTATAGTTCAGCAACTATTCCAACTAATAACAACCAGCTAACTAATGGTGCGGGTTATATAACTTCAGATTCTACAAAACTTCCTTTAGCGGGAGGTACAATGACTGGTACAATAACAATTACTAGTACTGATATTAGAAGTAACGCTTCTTCAGGTTGGACAGGTGACCCAGGTGCTCAAGGTAAAATACAATATCATTCTAACAGATGGTACATAGTAGCTGATAGTGCTTCAGATAGAATTGTTCAATTTAGAAGAAATGGTACAGATACTTCTTACATTTCAAATGATGGAACGTTTATCGGAAGCATATCAGGTAATGCTGCAACAGCAACATTTGCAACAAACTCAAGTAAATTATACTCAACAGATGTTGCGTATTCATACACAAGTGCAGCACCGTATTATGGTTACTTAACTTATGATGGAACTTATTGGTTATATCAAGTTTCACCAGCAACTCCATCAGCAGTAAGAGTAGCAAGAGCGGATAGTGCTGGATCAGCAGGTAGTGCAGGTAGTGCTGGTTATGCTGCTTATTTATCACCTACATATGCAGGTGATGTATATACAAATCCTCAAGTATATTTTAATAATGGTATTGGACTAAAAGTAGCCATGACAGGAGCCTGGTCTGTATGGTCAGATACTTTATGGATAAATGGTTATACTGGAGGTGATGTACCAAATATGTGTGCATTACATTTTTTACGTAATGGAACGCCAAGAATGGCTATTAGTACACAAACACAGGGTGCTACTAGTTATGGTACTTATTATGAAGTTATAACTGCATATAATATTGCTTCTCAATCAGTATCTTATGCAACTACAGCAGGTAGTGCAACTACCGCAACTACTGCAAGTAATCTTGCAGCAAATACTTCTCCAACAATACAGGTACTTAACTTTACAGGAGTTGGGACTAATTCTGGTAATGCTAATCAGAGTTATGCTATATATCAAGAAGGAGGATCATGGGCTCCACCGTTCCCAGATTTATGTATAGGTTACCATACAGGTATTAAGATAGGTGCATATTATGGTTATAATGGTATAAGATTTTATAATAACTCAGATTTTGTAACTGAAACATTTTCAGTTGGAAATGGAGATAACCATGTAAGAGTAGCAAATAATTTATATGTTGCTTCAGACATAGTTTATAATAATATGAAATTTACTGGAGACCAAACATATGGTTTTCTTGGTAGAAATGTTTATGCAGATACTATTAATGGTAGAGGTTCAGATTCACTAGAATTAAACTATTACGATGGTGGTTCTGTAATAATAGGAACGGGTGCAAATGGTAGTAAACCATTATATGCTGGGTCTTTATATGATGCTGGTAATAGAGTATATTCTGCGGGAAATCCACAAGTTAATATTACAGGTTCAGCTGGTTATTCGGACTATGTTGCAGCTCAAACAAATCCAGTAGGGAACTTTAATGTAGGATTATCTCGTCCAAAAGGTGCATCATATACAACAACAGCTTCTGTAGTTACAGGTGCAATCAAAATTAAATTACCACCTGGAACACCAGTTCACGGTATGTGGAAAATGACTGTTAAAATATATGAGTATGGTCAAAGAGGTAATGGTTACACTATCGAATTAGGTTGCCATCTTTATCCAAGTACAGCATATAATAGATATCAATGGATGCTGACTACTGATACTGGTGCAGTACTTCCAATAAGATATGGAACTGATGGTTCTTCTGGTTGTGTTTGGATTGGAGAAAATGGAACTACTTGGTCATATCCACAAGTTCATGTAACAGAGTTTTCAAATGGGTTTAATAATCCTGGCGGTGTCAATTGGACTACAGGAACTTGGGCTGTTTCAATTGGAGCAATAGATAATTCAGTTGCAGTTGATGGACCGTATACAACAAGTTTAATAGCTGCAGCTTATGCAACAACAGCAGGTTCAGCTCCAGCAAATGGAGGAAATGCTTCAACAGTTGGAGGATATGCTCCTTCTGGTCCTATTGGAGCTAATACAGTTGTAATAAGAGATTCAAATAACTACATATATGCTTATTATATTAATTCTTCTGTATCTGAAACAGAGAATCCAACTATTAATTCATTCTATACAAGTAATGGAGATGGTTGGTTAAGAAAGTCTTCTTTGGCTCATGTTAGAAGTCAATTAGGAAACTATGGAGGATGGATTACATCAGATACTACAAAACTTCCTTTAGCAGGTGGTAATATGTCTGGTGCAATAGGAAGAACAAGTCACTCTTCTGGATATTTTGTAGGTTCTTATAATAATGTTGGAGCTAATTCAGGTAACACAAATCCTATTTATACTATTGGTAGTTCTTATACACCAAATGATACTTCTTTGATAAACATGTATGGTATAGGTTATTCTCATCAGAATTTTTGGGGAGCTGGTAAAACACCAAGTTGGGGATTATACGTATGTGAAGGAGCAACAATAAATGCAACAATAGGTGGTGGTGCAATTACTATATGGGCACAAAATGATATAGTAGCTTTTTCTGATGCAAGAGTAAAAGATAATGTTGAGGTGGTAACAAATGCTATTGAAAAAATACAAGCTATTAGAGGTGTAACATTTACTAGAAAAGATGCAGCATTAGAAGATAAAGATAAAAGACATGCTGGTGTAATTGCTCAGGAAATATTAAAAGTAATGCCAGAAATTGTTACAGGTACAGATGAATCTATGTATTCTGTAGCGTATGGTAACATGGCAGCATTGTTTATTGAAGCTATTAAAGAACAACAATTACAGATTGAAGAACTTAAAAATAAACTAGATAATGTCTTATCAAGTAGATAGTTATGGTAATGCTTATTTTCCCGCAGGCGTATCTGTAGCTTCTATACCTGCTACTACTGGTACACAGGCTAAAGTTCTTGTGCCCGGAGCTAATGGTAGGATATCATCTGCCACTATAGCTCAACTTGTTACACAGAGTGGTGGTAATATTGTTAGTTCTATATTTGGTAGAACAGGTGCAGTTGTTGCAAAACAAGGAGACTATACCACAGATCAAATAACAGAAGGTAGAAATGGTTTATATTTTAGTAATGATAGAGTTAGAAAAGCTATAGCATTAACTACATTTAATACATCTGGCCCGGCCACTTATGATAGTATTACAGGTATACTTAATATACCACAGTATGGATCAGGAGCAAGTGGTAACTTTGTTCCTCTTACAAGAAAAATTACTATTAATAATCAGACAGCTGATTTATCTATAGATAGAATATTTAGTGTTAAAGAAATGGTTTACCCAGATGCAGGTATACCTTTATCAAATGGTGTTTCATGGCAACCAAGTATAGTTAATAACTCTGTTAATTGGAATACAGCTTTTAGTTGGGGAAATCACGCTGGTCTATATTCTTTACTAGGTCACACTCATACGTTTACTTCATTAACTTCTAAACCTACTACTCTTGCTGGTTATGGAATAACAGATGCCGCAACATCTGCACAAGGAGCTAATGCTGACACTGCATTTGGGTGGGGTAATCACGCACTTGCTGGATACTTAACATCATTTACTGAAACTGATCCTACAGTTCCATCTCATGTTAAAGGTATTACTACTACAAATATTAGTAATTGGAACACAGCATACACTTGGGGCAACCATGCATTAGCTGGTTATCTAACTTCTTTTACAGAAACAGACCCAATCTGGACTTCTGAGAAAGCTAACTATGCGTTAAAGACATATGTAGATACAAGTATATCTAATTTAATAGATACAGCTCCAACAACACTTAATACTCTTAATGAGTTGGCAGCTGCATTAGGAGATGATGCTAACTTTAGTACAACAATTACTACACTAATAGGTACTAAAGAACCAGCTATTACAGCAGGTACTACCGCACAATACTGGCGTGGTGATAAGACCTGGCAAACTTTACCTATCTACACACTTAGTGGATTAGATGGTGAGCCAAGTATTGCAGTTGGAACAACTGCTCAGTATTGGCGTGGAGATAAAAGCTGGCAGACTCTTCCTATTTATACATTAGCTGGACTTGGTGGTTTACCACTAGCCGGTGGAATTATGACTGGTGCGATCACTCTAAAAGAAGGTGTAGGTAATGGTCTTAAGTTTCCAAATGATATATTTGGAGGAAGCGGTGATACAGCAGGTATGAGATTAATAACTCGTGCTGGTGAATCTATGTCTTTAGAAGTATATCTTACTAACGATGCAGATGATTGGTTTAATATATCAGTACCTACTGATAATGCTGCTAAAGTAAATGGTAACACTATATGGCATGCTGCTAACTTAACTAACCTTAATCAGTTAACTAACGGACCAGGTTACATTACATCTTATATAGATACTAATACAACTTATAGTTTAACTATACCAGTTTCAACAACTAAAATTAGACTTAATGGTTCAGATGCTTCTACAAGTGATATTACATTTACAGGAGGTGGGGCAACAACTATAACTAGAACTAGTGCTACAGAATTTACAATTAGTTCAACAGATACCGATACTAACACTACTTACGCAAACTTTACAAGAACTGTTGCAGGTCTTGTACCCAATCCAGGTGGTGCAACCACTAATCGTTATTTACGAGAAGATGGTACGTGGGTAATACCACCAGATACAGACACTGATACTAATACATGGGTTGCTAACTCTGTTAACGTAGCAGGTTATGTTGCAGCTCCTGGAGCAGTGGCTAATAAAGTATGGAAAACTGATGCTAGTGGTAATCCTGCATGGAGAGATGATGCAGATACGATTACAACATCATTAGCTTGGACTAGCATTACAGGAAGACCAACTGTATTAAGTTCATTTACAAATGACTTAGGAAATTATGGTTCATTTTTAACAAGTTACACCGAAACAGATACATTAAGTTCTGTTACAAATAGAGGAAATACCACAACACAAAACCTTGTTTTTACTAATGGAAGAAAAGGTCTTATAGGTGTTTATGATGCTGCCCAAACTCAAGCTATATTTGCTATGGGTGCTGCATACATTTTAACAGATGGCGGTGCATCATCTAATATAGGAAATTTATATGGTTTAGCTTGGTCTTATAATCCAAATTATGGTGGTGCAGGGAATAATCCACAGTCAATAGCTGGTTTAAACCATCAGCTTTTATTAATGCAAAATGGTATTACCACTGCAGCACTAGGTTCTGGAATATGGACAAGTGGTAATGTAACAGCTACTACTTTTATTGGTTCTATAGCTTGGACAAGTGTAACTGGTAGACCTACAGCACTAAGCTCATTTACTAATGATCTTGGTAACTATGGTGGTTGGTATTCTGCTAGTGGTGGAACTATATCTGGTGATGTAACTATTAATGGTGCATCTAATACACCATTAACTATTAGCCAAGTACAACCTTATGTAGATTTAAATGCAACCGGAGCTACA